AAGCCTATCCATTACATCTCTGGCTGTGATGTACACCAGTTCACCACTGTTACCTTGACCCTGCCTCCAACGTAACTTGTTGATAGGGAAGGGTCTTTTTAAGTCTCTCTCAGGATTCATCAGTCATCTCCGTTTGTGATCTCTGGTCTAATTGGTAAGCCATCAACCTTAATCCACGAGTAAGAAACACCGTCATCAGGATCAGGGTACTCACACTTAACCGTCACAGTCTTGCTCTCTGTCATCTCCCTAATGGCTCCTTCTGCGGGTCTTAAACTCTCCCTGTATGATTCAACAAAGGTAGGACCACTCCACGGTCTAAGTATTTCGTTAAAAACATCTCCAAAAATTGGAACATTAGGTATCATGGTTCTCCGCATTATTTGTCTCCGTGTTGAAGTTGTTAAGTCTGATTATAACATAAGACTCTTCGTACTTTAGATTCTTCTCGTGTAGCACCACGATTGGAACCCTTCCATCTGCTTCCGTTTCCGCTTGTTCCATCGCAGAATGTATCCAGGTAGGGAGCTTCTGTCTGTGCTTTACCTCTACGCTCCAGTGAGGATGCTCCACATCTCTACGTGATTCCCCGTTGTTGCCAGTGCGTACACCACCAAGCAACTTGGCAACCATTCTTTCACAGTGTTTCCAGGTAGTCATCAAGCCTCTACCCTCTTCATCTTCCAACCACCAGGAATGGCTTGCTTACACCTCTTTCCCCATTGGTTAGTGGTTTCACCCTCTTCCCTCTTGAGATTCATGTTATCCAATCCAATCTTTAGAGCATCGATGAAGTGAACCCTCTTGCCATCTAATCCCTGCATACTAAATCTCCGAGTCCAACAGTGATTACATAATTGGAGGGGTTGTAGTTGATCCGCTGGGGCATCGCAGTCTTCGCATTTCATAGAGAAACTCCTGTCGTTCCCTCTCAAAGTCTTCCATCCACTCTTCGAGGGTTAGTTTGCGTGTGTATTCGTGTATCCATAAGAGTCTTTCATGCTCTGATTCTGGCACAGTATATACTGGGTATCTTCTTTTGGGTGGTTTCCAATAGGGGTTAGATTGTTTGTGTGAATCCTGCAGGAATTGCCCACGGGCTACACTAAATCCTAGCCCACCCTGGTACTCGTCTGCTGATACGAGGTATCGGGTTATGTTCTCTGGTAGGGATGAGAATGGGATTTCTACGTTTGGCTTGAGTGTCTGTCTCTCTGCTCCTCTGTAATCCTGCAGATCGAAATAGACTTTGAATACCTTTTCCCTTGCTTCTACCTTTTTCCAATGGGGTATGCCTTTAAGCTTGTTGATCTTGTCTGCATATGTCAAACAGTAATTCTTATAGGTTTCTATGGGTATCCCGCTGTTCTGATTAGTCTTGGCTGTCTCTATGCGGACTCTCCTCAATAGATCCTCTGCCCTCTTGACTATTCTACTTAACGGATTCATATACTATTATACATTTAATAGGTAACTCTTTGATAGTAAAGGATTATATAGTCTATTATAATCAATGACTTATACTCTAAATGTATTATAAGTGAAAGGGGAATTTTATCAATGGATTATGACGAGCGGTTAGAGAGAAAGTCTAAGAGAGTCAGGAGAAGGAACTTCGTAGCCAAACATAATCGGCATCGTGCCAAGCGTCACAAAAGCAACGCTGACTATCATCGTCAACCAAAGTATCCTCTCCATCACGAATCTTCTTAGGTGGGAAGTAATCAGGATGCTCCAGGCAAGGCTCACCCATACGGTGAGCATCTTGCGGTAGTCTAATCTTTCTCATATTGATCCGGTGGGTCTGTGTCAAAATCACCATTCTCAACTGCCACATCTAACAACTCGGAACCAATGGCATAATACAGTCTCTCTAGTTGTTCAAAGGTGAATACAAAATCTCCAATTCTCCAACTAGGTAGATTTGAAATCTTCTCTATCATAACTCTTCACCATAGTTATCAGTGGGTTTCTCTTTCTTCTCTGAAGGTTTAGCATGAGTAGCATAACCTCTATCTCGAATGGGATACTTGTAATTCTCCATTCTAGCAGACTCTCCAGAGTTTATCATATAAATATACTGTTTAGTAACTCCGAACTCTTTAGCTATCTTTGCCACAGATAACTCATTAGCGTAAAGCTCCACAATAATCTCATCTATTCTATCTTGAGTATTCATGCCGCCATTCTCTCCTTGTGGTGTCTAGTACGGTGACAATTAGCACAAAGTAGATCACATTTATCTATTTCTGATTTAATCTTTTCCCATTTCAACACGAACATTTGATTAAGTGGCATTTCTTTCTGTGTGGGATCTCTATGGTGGAAGTCGTAAACATCCCGAACATAAACCCCGCCACAGTCGAGGCATTTTCCACCCAGGTATTCTATAGCTCGCTCTTTGCGTTTTCGCGCTCTTATTTTTTTCTTAATATTTTTGCATGGCTTGCATAGATACTTGTTCCCTCTAGCATTGGACTTACTCCAATTCTTAGATAAAACTAATTTCTCTCCGCACTCTCTGCAAATTGGATTTTCAGCTAGCCTTATAGATTCCGCTTTAGTGTATCTACTCATTCTATTTACCTTTGAATCCTTAAAAAGTAAAAAAGCCTCTCGATTGTATCACGGAAAACCCCGAAATTAAAGGGAGAGGCTAGTTTACTATTCATCATTGTCAAAATGTTCGCGTAGCTCATCCCAGTTGATAACGTGGAAGTCGATAAGATCCACGTAAAAGTTCGCACTACCACCAACTAATTCGTAAAACTCATCCTCTAAAGTCTCTTCTAAATAGTCTATATCCTCTTTAGATTCTGGGTTATACCAGACATTGACAAGCCAAGTCTCTCTATTAGTCCAACCGTTATAATCTGACATAGTTATTTACTCCCTACTTTGTCGGTTTCCGAAACTAGCTGATCGAATTCCGCTCTATCTAAGCGAAAAACTATCATACCTTTTCCCTCTTGCTGAATAGAAAGCTCAAAAACAGAACTTTCTGGCTTCGCTCCAGGGTTCATTAGTTCAATATCAAATAGCATAGTTATTTACTCCGTAATAGATAGGTTGATGGATTTTACTAGCTTGTATACTTCTCTCGACAGCTCGCTCGCTTCTCTTGCCGAGTCGGTGTCGTTCATACCGTTGTATATGTTTTCGCCCAGATAACCGAGCTTGTCGGAAATCTCGATCAACGAATACTTGAACCTGAGTAGAGTGCGTTCAGCAGTGTATAATGGGTTATCTTCCATTGTCATTTACTCCTTTTTGTTGCTTCAAGTGTATTTATACCGGTACCGTATGAATGGCAATCGTTGCAAAGCCAATAAAGCTCCTTTGTTAGAGTTTCATCATCTACTATTATCCAACCATGATGCCGGTCTTTGGGTGTCTCTTTTTCACACCATTCACATTCAGCCTTTTCCATCTTGATCTACTCCGTTAAGGGTTTACAAGCTAAAGGGCTACT